AACTCTTAGAGCAATGGTTGCGACTAAGCAGTTAGAAATAGATAAACTAAAACGTAAAATAAAGGAGATGGAAGATGGAAATAACTCCAGACAGCGAAGTACTCAGACTAGAAAAGCGTCAAAGAGGACTTCAAAGAGTAGCGACAGCAATTAATGATTTAACTATTTATGGAATATATCCTACGAATTTTCCAAAGTTAACTCAAGTATTAGAACATGCGAAAGATCATGTTAAAGCTGAAATTAATGCTACAAAGAAAAGAATAATAGAATTGGGTGGTCAAGCAATTGAAGAAACTTATACTAATCCGTTAGAAGCTGACCCTGTTCATAAACCTGAAGAACAATATAATAATAGAACAGAAGATTCTAATCAGATTTAAACTTGAGCCCTGATCTAATTGGGTCTTCAGCATTAAAGAGATCTCGCCCAATTGGATCTGGGGTCAAGTGACACTCGTCCGTGAGTTATATGAAACGGAGTGCGGTTAGCTAGCTAACTTCGCTTGACCAAACTTGAGCCCTGGTCTAACAACTTGTGTACAGAGGGTATATGGAGTCACCGTATACTGTTGGACCTGGGGTCAAGCGTTTAAATCCAATTCTTAGGAATACAAAGTACTTCCCCAAATTCAATTTCTTTGGTTTCAGGATCTATAGAGTATGTTCCAAATGTTTTGATATACTCATCAGTTTCCTCATAGATCCATCCTTTAGTCTTAGAGATTGCAGGTCTTAATCTGTCCATGCTATCTTTAGACTTCCACCCAGTATCAGATTGTGCATCATGCCAGGTTAATTTATCTTTAATAGGTTTATAAGGAAACTCAGTAACTGGTTTCTTTTTTTTTTTAGTGTAGCGTCTTTGGGTCATTGTTCCAGATGAATGTTGCATAATCGTTATCTTCAAACTTATTCATAACATCTACAGGAACTTTTTTTCCCTCTTCCTCAAATACCAATGATAGATAAGTAGAATAAATTACAGCTAATGCCATAGCATCAGCAGCTCTAATAGAAAGATCTGGATGCTCTTTAGAAATAAAGTCTCCTATTTTATTAGGATCTACTTTCTTAAGAAAGCTCTCAGAATATCTAGCTTTTTTAAACGGAAATTTAAATATTTTAGCCATAATTTTTTCATACCTCTGGCGAGGATACTATATTCTATAATTTGGGTTGCATGATAAAGTCAATGTGTTTCTTAATCTTAGGTACAAGTTTGTTATAAACCATAATCCAAAGCATTGAGTCATCATAGAAGAAATCAGGGTTTTTCCACATATCTTTGTTATGTTTATAGAAAGTTTCTGCTATATGTAGTGGGTCTATCTCTATTTTTAACCAGAAATTGCGTTCAGATAAGCCACATCTATGTAGCTGATCATGATGTAAAAAACATAAAGGTATAGTCCATTGATCACCTACTTTTTGGCTAAAGCCTCTATGCTGAGCATAGGTTATATGGTGAGCTTGGCAGGGAACATCTTGACAAAGTATGCAAGCCTGGCTTGCTACCCACTTAAGATACTTTTTGTCTTTTAACCTTAGTTCCTTGTCCTTTGATTGTATTTCTGACTTTTTTATACCCATAATAAACTGATAATCTTGCTAGTCCTTCATGTACATAATTAGATGCTTTACGTTCTGATATTTCTAGACGATCTGCTATTTCAATTATACCATAATTAAACCAACAAAATAACTTCATAATTTTGGCAAGGTGTTCGCCTATTTCTTCATCTACTTCTTTAACGGCTAATGCTGCACCTATTTGAAGTGGAATGAAATCAGTTGTACAGCCATCTAATCTTTCTTTTAAAGTATTTCCAGAATTTCCTGCTTGTAATTCACACATGAAACGATACCTAGATCCTGCTTCGTATTCTTCCCAGGATACTAACCTACGATGAAACATATATAATAGACGAGATTCACGTATGTTTAACCATACTTTTTTCTTATCTATTATTGTTTGTACAAGCTCAGGTTTTTCTAGTTTTTTCATATTTTGTTAAGTTAGTGTCTACAAAATTTTTAAAACGTGAATTAGACTTATATAGTTTAGATAGTCTATAGACTCGATTTTTATGTTTACAACCATGAAATCGTGCAATAAGGCTCTTAACCCCATACCTTTTGGTAGGGTTTAATAGCCAAGATAATAAGATAGAGAGATTGTATATTTTGTATTCATCTCTAGATCTTATAATCTTTTTTCCCTTGAGGGTATCAAGGGATATGTTATAAGTACAACTTAAGTACTTTTGAATATTAATAATCATAGAAAGGAGTAAATTATGTTGAAAGTAATAGAACATCATTCAGCTTCCGCAGGTAATACATTTATTGATTGTCCGCAAATGTGGATCATAGATAAATTATTTGGATTCGAAACTGAAGAGAATGCAAGAATGAAAATGGGTCATGCTGCTGAAGAGGCAGCTCATCATGCATTAGTGAGTCAAATCACTAACGAAGATGATATCATAAATGTCTCAAAAGAAAAATACATAAAAGACCATCAAGGTGAATCTCATGAAGATGAGTATGAGTGGTCTGGTCAGATAGCTAATGCATTCGTAAAAGAACTGAAACAATATGGTAATATTGTAAGCTATCAAAAAGAATGGAAAGGTAAGTATCCAGGTCTTGAAATACCTATAATTGCTAAATTAGACTTTGAATTTAAAGATTATATTGTAGATACTAAAGCTACTGCTAAAGTATGGAGATATGCTCCTACAGCTGCTGATAGAAAAGCTGGTAGGAAGGGTAAAATTAATCATAATTATCACCCTAAACCTGAACATTTAAGACAACAATTTCTCTATCGTGAGTTGTTTAAAAAGGATGCATTATTGTTATATGCTAGTCCTTGGGATAACTACACTACAGATCTAGGTGATCGAGTGGGATATCTTGAACAAATGATAGAAGCATTCAAAGTAATAGAACATATATTGACTATTGCTAGATCCAAAGAAGACGTTGTGCGAATGTTCCCTTTGACATTCGACAACTGGAGATGGAGATATACTCCAGGTGCTGAGCAATTCGCAAGAAAGGTCTGGATGGAAGCATGGAAATGAGGTATAAATCAACATGCAACGATTTGGATCAATTGTTAAAAATATAAATAGGAGAATAAATAAAATGCAAAATGTAGAAACATTTGAATGTAGTCATAAAAAAGCATTCGCATCTAAAGAAGGTAATGGTAAATATAGTATTTACGTTACCAAAGATGATGGAACTGATATGACTATTTATGGAGAAGCTGTAGGAGCTGAAGGCTGGTCTAAAGGATCTAGACTTAAGATTACTGCTGCACCTCCAAGACAATCTAAAAATGGTAAGTGGTATCAAACTGCTCAATCAGTAGAAATGCTAGATGGACAGGTTGCGACTTCTGTACCTATTCCAAGTGTAGCACCTGCAGCATCAAAACCTGTAGATAAGCAATCACAATGGAAAGAGAAATATAGATTAACTATGAGTAATTTATTATCAGCATCTTTACAATCAGGCAAAGAAGTAAACTTTGATCAGATTGATAAATATGTAAGAATGATATTAGATGCTCAATATGACGGAGACGAGGCTCCGTTTTAATAGAATCCAATTCATGGTTTCCTCCCTTTCTATAAAAAAAATGAGGACAATTGGATGACTAGGCGGGGTGAAATTCCCTGCCAAGTCTGTGGTAGGAAATCAGCAATTATATAGGAATATATTATGAAAACAATATTAATGATACTTCATTTAACAAACGGAGAAGTAGCAAAAGTACCAGTAACTTTATTATCTACTCAAACTTGCAACGATAAATTTGTAGAAATGTTAAGTCCTAAAAGTTCTGATGACGGAGTGTATTATAATGGTCATCAGGTATGGGCAAGTTATTGTAAGACAGGAGATGGAAAGTTAGTTCCATGACATGGATTACAAACTTTTCAAACTCTTCTTGGAAATATGCCATTTTGAGACTTGGCAGAAAACTAAAGAAGTTCGTAAAGCGTATATTCATTTCAAAAGAACAGGAGAAATAAAATATGATAACAGAAGACAGATTGGAAAAGGCATTAGCCTACCTTGCTCAAACAGACGAACAGAGTGCGGAAGCAAGTGCAAACGTTAAATACCTGGATAGACTTCTTAAGAGAAGGAAAGCTCTCTTTATCACAGGTGAAAGTAATCTTAAGAGCATATCTGCCAAAGAACAGGCATATTATGCATCAGATGATTATCAGAAAGCTGTTCAAGAGATATATGATGCGGAAGTTAAAGCAAATACTCTTGAGAATAAAAGAGATAAAGAAGGTATGGTAATAGATCTCTTTAGAACTTTAGAAGCAAGTAGACGTAAACACAATATATGATTTATAAATTTAAAATTTGGGTTTTTGATCCTCAATATACTGAAATTAATTTATCTGCAGTTAATGATGAAGAAGCACTTAAAACGTTTAGATCTTTAGACTTAAATAATTTTGTTTGGAATAGAGATCAAATGTTACATAGAAGAACTACTTATGAAGTAACTAAATCTGATGAAAACTCTACAGACAGTACCATTGTTACCAAAGGAAGAGACATCAGCGGAAAATAAATTGTGGTTTGCTGTAATTGTTCAAGCCCTTTTAGATGCTGAATATTTAGGTAATAGAAAAGAAAGAATATATGCTAAAATGAGTGCTATAGATTGGTTAAAAAGTGATTCTAAAGACTTTCGTTTAGTATTTCATTATGCTGGATATGAAGAATATAGAGCTAGAAATAAAGTTGAAATTTTGTTAAAAGAAGATAAGTATTCATTAACTTATGAACAACAGGCTATTCTTAATAAAAAGAAATATGTACCTAGACCTAATAGAGAAGCACAAAGATATAAATTGGTATTTTAAATATGACAGATAAAGATATGTTTAAAGGGGTTACCTATCATTCACTTAATAAGCAAGTAGATGGAAATCATTATAAATCTTTTAAGATAGAACCTGCTGAATTTATTAATGAAAATAAATTACCCTTTGCAGAAGGGAATGCTATTAAGTATATTTGTAGGCATTCGGTTAAGGGAAAACAAAAAGATATACAAAAAGCTATACACTATTTAGAAATGATAATGGAAAGGGATTATGGGGACGCACTTTAGTAAATTAAATAAGGACAATAAACAACTTAAAATATATAGACCATTTGGTCCATCAATAGGTCATTGTAAATTACCACAAGAACTTATAGATGATTTTAATAAAGATTGTGATAACATTATTGCTGATAAAGAGAAAAGTAAAATTCATGATTTCTCTGATGATTTAGTTGGTAATGTTAAACAAGAATTAATTATTACTCCTGAGGTATTTGAAAAATGGGCTCCATACTTTCAAAAACTTATGACTGCTTATATTGAAGCACATCCTGATAATGCTGCAGAACTTCAAAAGGTAATATTTAAATCAGGTTGGTATGTTAGATCTTTTGCAGGTGATTTTAATCCATTGCATTATCATACTAATTGCCACATGTCTTGTGTGGGTTATCTATCTTTACCCGAAGGTATAGAGGAAGAGTGGAAGAAAGAAGATGAAGATCATTATCCTACTGCTGGTGGAATAGAAATGCAATTTGGACAAGTTCATTTATTTTCTACAAATACAGTTAGAATTAGACCTAAAGTTGGTGATTATTATATATTTCCATGGTGGATGTACCACATGGTTTATCCTTTTAGAACAAAAGGAGAACGTAGATCATTTAGTTTTAATGTATTTGGTGCTCCTAAAGACGAACCTAAAGAGAAGTCTAAAATAATTATTTAATTAGTTTATCTACTAACCATAAGATTCCAATAAAAATCAATATTAGAAAACAAAATGAGAAGTATAAAATAAGAACAAATATTTCTATAATAGATTCTTTAATCTTTTTCATTATCCACCAAGTGGATTTTTAGATTCTTGTTGTAATTCTTTCATTCGAACTTTTAACAGTTCCATTTCAGTTTGTAAAACTTTAATTGATTGTTGATTATCAATAATGTTGCCTGAGTTTTCAGCTACTTCTTCAGCTTGTTCTGGTGATTGATTAGATAAGTTATCTAACTTAGTAGTAATCTCACCATATTTAATAAATCCACCGCCTATAGCAACGATAGCTGCTACTAGAGCTGCTATTCCTGCCAGTTGATCTTTAAGTTTACCCATTTTTTAATGCCTCCAGTTTAAATAACAATTCCCGTTCTCTTAATCGTAGATCTTTTAGGATCTTCTCTTTTTGAGCAACGGGATCATTTTCTATATATTGTACTAAATTGATATTGTTATAGATTTCTCTATTATCAAACATATTATTGTTTAAATAAATATCTCTGCTTTTATAAAATTCAGTATTAGTGTAAAGAGCAAGAGAAATATCTCCTTTCATAGCTTCTAATTTAACAAGGTTTTTAACCTCTAAATTTTTAGCTATGTCTTTAACAACCTCATCTACTTTAGCCATTGCAGCATCTATTGTAGATACTTTAGACTTAGAAGATGAAGTTGTTTTAGATACTATCTTCTTTTTTTCTTGTTTTTCTTCTTGTTTTTCTTCTTTAACTTCTGATTTTTTTTCTTCTTGTTTTTCTTTTTTTTCATTAATTGTCTCCTTTTTAGCAGTTGATGATATAATTTGTTTAGCAATTGTTGTCGCTTTCTTCTCCTTTTTAGGAGCTTGTGCTACTTTAGTAGGAGCAGCAGCTGGTGCTGTATTAGTTGTTGTGCTAGTTGTACTAGCTTTAACAACTTTAGCTCCTGTCTTAGCTTCAAATTTTTTAACCGCTTGTTGTACTTGTACTACTTTCGCAGTTTTAGTTATAGGAGCTTTTTGAATATTAGATACTTGTGTAGCTAATGTTTTAGTTTCTTCTATAACTACTTCAGATACAGATTGTTCTATTTCAGTATTGGATACAGCTTCGTTAACTTCTTCAAGAGCAGTTAAAGTTGCTACTTCTAGTACTACATTCTCATAAGTCATAGTAAGAGAAGCTCCTAATAAATTAGGTCCACCAAGATTTCCAGGATTAGATTGTTCATCTATCCCAGTCCAAGTCCAGTCAAACTGATTGGAACCTGCATTGTTATAAATAACTTGATCAGTATATTTATGTGCATTGGCATAGTATCCTGCGTCTGTATTTCTTATTTGATCTACAGAAGCAAGAGTGTTGCCATCAACATCTAAAATTTTAACTGTAGTTTTAAATGTATCTCTGCCAGATCCTCTATTGCCACAAGCATAAGAGGAATTAGCCCACTCACAGTTTTGAATAATAGTAGTACTATTTAGAGTAATACCATTATCTAATTTTTCTTGAGTAGTTGTATCAGAATTTGTTGTAATACCCACCAAAGATCCAGACTTTTTAACTGTACCTGTACCAGTAACTTCTATTTCAGTACTAAAACAATGACTATTATTAATAGTAAAATCATTGCAGCTAGATGCTACATTAGGTACGTTAGTATCTACACTTTGTACAGATGATGCAGAATCTCCTGCATTGGGTAATAAGTTGCCAGTTGTAATTTCTTCAGCTGCAACATTGAAGGTTAATAATGTAAATAGTATTAACCATCTCATTTCTTATTAATCTTTTCTATTTTAATTTTGTTCTTTTTACGCTTTTCAAAATGAACATATTTTTCATAAGTAGGTTGTTTGTAATCATATTTGTCAGCTAATAATTTCATAGCATCTTTACCTATCTTACCTTCTACAGGACATGGTGTTCCTGCAGCTATCATGGCTTCAAAAACTCTTCTATCACTACAAAGTACTGCAATAGCAGCAACTTTCATATTTAATTGAGAAAGTGTTTTCGATAAATTAATTATCTCACAGGTTTCATCTCTATAACTTTTACCACCACTTACTCCTATACCAAATGTTTGAACACCGCCTGAGAGTGCTAAAGCACAGTTAGCAGTAGAGTTCATTCCTGGAGCTGATGCTGTTGGAGGAGATGATCTTATATTAGAAGTTGTTGAATTTGTTGTTGTAGAACTTGAGCTACTTCCTGATTGATAAGTTGTGCTTGATTCATAACCACCTTCAATAGCAGTATTAGAACCGCTTACGTTAGTTTGTGTAGATCCTGCATTAGCTACACCTGTAAATATAATTATAAGTGTTAATACAAGAATGATATATTTTTCTATACATTTATTCATCGCTTTTTGAAATACTAATTATCTTTCCATCTTTAATAACTGCATTTACTTTCATACATTGAAATTGTGCATTGTTAGTTGATCTTAATGAAACTCGTTTACGTGCCAAACATTCAGATAAATTTGGCATTAATAAATGTTCTTTTAAAACTGGTGGATCGCCTAAATACATTAATAAAGCTATAACCATTTCCATTAGTGTGCTCCATTCATTTTTTTTTGTAAAGTATCAACCTGTTCTTTTAGGTGATCTATATTAACTTTGTTATATCTACTAGCTTCTATCTCTTTTTCAATAGATTCAATCTGACCCGCAAGGTGTTCAATAAGCATGAAAATTTCTAGATTTTTGGGCTCTTGTTCTGCTTTTTTTAAAAGATCTGCTTGAAAGAGAGTATCTGCTGTTTCTAGTTTATTTAATCTTTCTTCAATACCAAAATATGCCCATACTCCAACTGCTACTGCAGCAACTATAGCAACTAAATTTCGTATTGGTAAACTTATATTTGTATTATCGTTAATTTTCATTTATGAAATATTGGTATTGATGCTCCAGAGTTATGGTAACATTTAAGACAATGTACTTTAGAATCATTATAAACTACATAAGGGTAGTCTATAGTTCGTTTACAAGTCTTGCACTTTTTCTTTTTTTTTCTTTTTAAGTTCATCAAGTTCATTATTAGCTTTGTTTAAATCCTCTGCTGCAAACTCTAATTTTTGTAAAGTTCGTTTAAGAGAGGAGTCTTTTAATTTACAAGCATCTTCAAGTTCGTTTATTTGCTCTTTAAGCATACGCACTTGTTCCTTGTATTCGTTAATAATTTCTTGATAATCTGGTTTTTCCATTACTTCTTAGAAGTTGGTCCACTACCTCTAAATATCTGTGTACCCTTAATTCCAAAAATACTTGCTACGACAAGAATCCATAAATTTGTGAACCATTTTGGCAATGAATGGAAATACTCAAAAAAGAGTTTAACCTTTTCCATTGCTGTCGGATCGTCTGATAATACTGCCCACATAAGCACTATAATCGGAGCCGAAATTATGACCAGCACAAATTCGTCTTTATAATCATTTTGCCTTGCTTCTAAAAGTTTGCCCTGGTAAGCCTCTTCACCTCGAGCCATCTTTTCTGCGTGCATTAATTGAGCATCAGACATAGCCATCTTCGTCTTTTGACGATTTGAATATATCTTACTGCCAGCTTGTAATGCTATCTTTGCTAAACTAAACCATGCCATGTTTTATTCTCCTATAACTGCCTTTGCCTTTTTTAGGCTTATGTATTTTGTGTTTACTTTTTTGTAACATTTGAACCATCGGATTTCTTGACTGTGTATATCTTTCCTGTTCCTCCACCTTGAAATCGGAGGTAATGCCTTTTATTCCATCTTTTATTCCATGCCCAAACATTAAGTTTGCTGCTTATGGTTTCTATGATGCCGAAGAATTTGTCGGAAATCCATCCCATGCCTTATACATTCCTTCTACTAATAGTTCATCAGAGTATGGTTGATCACCATTCTCCATTTTTATTATAGATTTAACTAATGGTAGATAATGCTCAATGCTATTATCTAATTTATCCATTGGGTTAAAATTCATTCTTTCACAAACAAATTTTATATAAGCGTCAGTATCATTCTCACTTGGAGGAGCCCATCTTCCGATGATGTCCTCTATATTATATTTCTTATGTGAGAAACGATAGACTAAGAGTATTCTCATTAAAGCACGAATACCCCATACAGGTTCTTTAAAAACACAAAAAACCTCGTCTGATTGTTCATCAGCGAGACCATCCCATGCAGTACCTAATTTGATATTGCCTGGATTGTGATTTCTTATTCCTCTAGGTAATTTTTTTGTTCCATCTGCCATTGTCTTTTAATACCATTGGGATTAACTTGGGTATTCCATCTATAATGACTGAGGATCCTACAACTGGTCTAGACTTTTGTAATTTATTATATTCAAAAGCTAAACTTTTCATGTCTATTAAACATCCAGTCTGCATTCCCCACAGTAATTCATTTGGATTACTCCAGTAATCTATTTTGAACACAGTATGGTAATGTCCTTGTACAGTACACATACCATATTGTTGTGCTACCTTTAGCACGTCTTTGTATTTACCATGACAGAAGTATATTTTTTGACCATTTGATGCTTTCAAGATCAAATCTTCATGCCAAGTCCAACCAGGACCAACACCTAACATTTCGTTATAAGTCTTAAAGACTTCGTGTGGTAATCCATGTCTAGTAGCTTTTCTAAACACTAAGCTACCATGGTTAGAGTCTAGCAAATACATTTTAGGAAACATCTTATGAAGTTTCTTAAAAAATTGTCTTGCAGTTTTGAGTTCATCACTCGCTGCGTATAAGCCAGGATGCTTGTCATGAAATGAAATGCTATGCCAATCAAGCTCATCGCCTATATTCACTATACAATCAGGTTTGTATTTTCTTCTAATTGCATCCAGAAAGTCAATAGTATCTGGATGGTGATATGGTGCGTGTTGATCTGCTATAACAAGTATTGATTTTCGAAGCATATAGTTGCTTATACAATTTTTCGTTGTACTCGTCTAGTCTTTAAGGTACAACTTTATATAGTCTTAGATTCTGTACACCAAAATTTAATAAACGTTTTATCGTTATTAGTATATTCTGGACCTAATTTTTGGTATACATCCATACTATTCAAATGTCCTGCCATAATACATTCATGAAATGAATTAAGAGGCATTGCTCTTTGCATGGCTTGACTACATTCCCCGCTCATTAGGGAACAAATTTGCATAGTAAGTAAAAATTTCATTACTGGACAAGTAAAGACTTGACTACCCACATAAGGTTACCCAAAGCCATAAAACTTACTGCCCATATAATTTTATATATTGTGTTAATCTTTGAAGATAAATGTTCAACGTGATTACTTAATAATGTTTTAATTACAGCTATTTCACCATGTATTTTTAAGATTTCTTCTTTGTTTTCTGTATGTCTACTCATTAGAATAACGTTTCGTAAGGTGACCTTACTAACCCTTTCGTTTTATATTGTGTATATCGTGGTCCTTGATATCTAGGGTGACCACTTTGTCCTAGTACAAAATCAACTGCTATATCAGAAGCAAGATCAACACTTAAACCATCTCGTTCTAAACCTTCAGCAACTGATTGTGATGCCGTTTGTAACCAAATTGGTAAGAATCTTCTTCCAACATGACCACCTATTTTTAAACCTTTTTCAATAGCTTCATCATCTTTTTTAGTGATGTTAGGACTCCACTTAGTAGTTAAGTATTGTTTATTAGTTAATACTTCTATTGTAGTTCTAGGTAATGATCCTATCTTTTTAAGACCAGTACTTTGTGGAGCTGTTATCCAATGGAAAGGTTCCATTAACTGTTTAGAAAAAGTCAATACTTGACCATCTCCTAAGTCAATTCTTGTTGGATCTGTATTCTCTAATATTGAATGTCCACTAAATATATAGTTTAGTGCAGATCCTGCAGCTGCGTATGTTAATGCAGCTCTTGCAAAATAATATTGATACATCCTTCTTAAAGCTGGATCAGATTCAAATGAAGGTAATGACTTAGCAATAATTCTTACATTTGATATTGTCCAGTCAGGAGCAAAGAGTAGTAATTGCATATATCCTCTAGATCCTGGAGCAAACGTAGTTTGCATCATTCTTTTAATAGTAGGTGTTTGTATTCTGTTCGCTATTTGTTCCCAGTTTTGTCCACCAAAAGCATCATTTGTAAACTGTGCTGCTTGTGTAGCTTTACGATAAATAACTGACTGGGTATCACCAGGCATTAATCTTAAATTATTAGGAGCTCTCATTAGAGTAGGCTGATCTAATACAGTTAAGAATGTATGTAGTTTAGCTGCAGTAAATACTCTATCCCAAGTAATTCTATCAAACCATCTAAATACATCTTCTACTTTCCCGCCTGTAGATATACCGAAATGTCTTTTAAGAAATGTGTCAACACCTCTTATGTTATAATAAAATCTATCAAAGCCAACGTCTTCAGGGATTGATATTTGTAATCCAGACCCTTGACCAAACCTTACAACATCCTCGTAACCATGAGTTCTAAGCTGTGTAATAGCATGGTCATAATCTTTAATATATGCTTTAGGATCTCTTATAGAACTTAAAATTTCTGGTTTAGCTCTTGGATCTAATATCTTTTTAATGTTATTCCATTTAGCACCAGCAAACCATAAAGATTCAACTAATGCACCAGCATGAAAGAATGAAAATCCTACAGCTAATCTTTTCATCATCAAGTTAGTTGTAAAGAGTGCTCCCATAAAAGCACCTTCATCAGCTGCATCAAATACCATTCTTAAAGAATTAACCATTCCTTTATGAATTAAAGCAGTCTCACCCTGATCAGCAAAATATGGATGTTTAAACTCTGTATAATTTTGTTCATCAAAAGTTTTTTTGATGTTGTTTCTAATTAAGAGTGGTCTTTGATTAATACTTGTTCTTTCTAAATTAGTAATTAATGATCTAGTTGCTAATGCTTTACCTGCTGCAAATCCATAGATTCTAACAAGTTCCGCAGGATCATCCATACCTTTACGAATAGTATAATTTCTTTGTAATCCATGGTTAATATCTCCAAACATACCACGCTTAGCAAATTGGAATTTAGCTGATGGACCAGTAACTACTGGGCTATCAAAATCCTTAATAAATCTAAATGGTTGGTATTTAGGATTATATTCGTTCCAAAGTAATGGTAAATAATTAGCTCTTTTGTTAAAGACTAATCTACCTTCATCTCCAAATATTTTGTAATATTCATTAAATACTTTCTCAATACTTTTAGCTCCATCTAATTCAGCTTTAGTTAAACTGTTAGCTGCTATAGGTTTGAATTTAGGATTGTATTTAAATGTTTTGGGATGTACTTTGGCTTTAGTAAGATAATAGAATATTCTTCTTCTTGAATCAATTGCATCAGGTATAGATCGTTTAATAGTATTAGATAATTCTTGTGCTGCTGAGTTCAATTTAACTGTACTCATTTTCATAGCATCTAATGCAGCTTCACCTGATAATGCTGCTTCATCAAATTCTTTAGGTGCTTTCTTTAATTGTTTACCAAACAATCTTGCACCAGTATATATAGCTGCACCTACACCAAAACCTTTAGCTGTTGCTAATAGTTTGTCGTCATCTGCTGTAAGGAATTGTGCTGTACCAAAAATAGCTCCAATAGATGCTCCTCTTTTAAGAGCAGTATTGAAAGCCATATCTTTTCCATTTTCATTAAGAGTTCTTAAAGCTGCAGTTATATCTGCTTTGATTACTTCAAACTTTTTAGGATCACTTATAATTCTTTGTTGTTTTCTAATCTCGTTTATTAGATCATCAACTGAACGATAAATACCTTGTTCATTAAAATCTACTAACTTTTCAGGAGTTAGTTTGTGTTTTTCTAAAACTTTTTGTACTGCTTGGTTAGCTCTAATTCTAGGTATTCGAGTCATTCTTCTAGCTAACTCACCAGCTCCTGCAAATCCTACTGAAAATATAGCTCCTGCTGTAGCTCCTATAGTAGTTTCTACTGTAGTTCTTTTAGGATCTACTTCTGCTTTTTCACCTAATTGCCATGTTGTAGAAAATGCAAATGGTACTCCAAGTGTAGCTGCAGTTCCTACTTTAAGATCTGACATAACTTTAGCTCTATCTCTAGATACTTTAGATAAAGTAAGACCTTTAGCTCTTTTTAATCTAATACCATTGACTACACCTCTGCCTAGTCTACCCCATCCTAAAGGCATAAATAAAAGCCAAGGATCTGCCATAATCATATTAACAAGCTCTGCACCAAATAGTTTAGGATTAGACTTAATCATGTTACCAACTTCTTTAAAGTCTACATGCATTGGTCCATCATCTAAAAGATAACCAAATCTATTTAGTTTACGTTCAGCTTCTTTATATATTCTAGATTCTTTATCTTGAGGATTATTACGAATATACTCTAATGCTTCTTGTGCTTGTTTCTTTTTGGTATTGCCAGTCATCCATTGATAAAGTGATGCTGGTAAAGATTCCTCTAACCAAAGATCGTAAGGACTACGTAAGGATTGAAAAAACCCAGGCGTTTTATCTTTGATAGGTTCTTTTAAACCATCAGGAATACTACGTACTGGGTCTCTTAATTTAAATTCGTTAATGTTAAAATCGTTAGCCATGAGGTATTAGAACCCCCAAGTTTTTTTCTGTTCTTTAGAAACAAATTTCTTAACAGCTCTTTTTGTTGTTGTTTTAAATGGAGATGCTTTTTGTTGACCACTAAACTTTTGTACAGTTCTTTCAAAAACAGTATCACTTTTTTTAGTAGCAGTTGTGTATGCTTTCATTGCACCTTTTTGCTTTGCACGAAATATTTTAATTTTAGGTACTTTTTTAGTTTGTCTTATTTCTTTAATACCTGTAGCAGTTCTAGCTCTAGATCTACCTAATTCTTTAGGTAATATTTTAAAGAATTTTTTTTCAGCTGTTTTCATAGCTAAACTTTCAGCAGCCATACTTGTAGATGCTCTTTCACTAAAACCCATAAATTGAGGTTTTTCACCAAACTTTTTAGTAAACTCTTTAGTTGCAGCTTCACCTGGATCAGGTTTAAACTTAGGTGATTTTTGTGCAGGTAGTTTTTGAACTCCTTTAAACTTCTTACTAAATCCTTTTATTATAATTCTTTTAATCATTTACACCTCAAAATATTCAGGAAATCTAGCTCTAATAATCTTTTCAGCTCTAGCTTTAGATACCTTTTGTAATTGTGGATTAGCTGCTAATAACATAGCAAATATTCTAGCATCATCATTAGATACAACTTTACCTGATTGTCTTGGAATAACTACTTCTGGTCCTTTTTCTCCAACTATATAAGGTTTACCAGCTCTAACTGGACCACCTTTAGCTCTAAAAGGATCTTCAGATGTAGCGGTAATTGTTCCTTTAGTTAATGGACCAAACCATCCTTTTTTATGTTTAATTTTACCTGATTTAAGAACTTTTCTAATAATTTTTTTCTTCATTGCAGTATCAATAACAAGAGGTTTTCCTGTTTTGTTATTTTTCTGCATAAGTGCTATTTCTTTTTGATATTCAATAGCAATAGCTTCAGCTGCTTCATCAAATGCAGCTTGTCCAGTTTTACCAGTTGTAACCCAATTACCTACTTTTTCCCATATATTAGGTGCATCAACTCTAACGTTTTTAAGTAAATCTTTAACTTCTGCTATATCAGCTTGTGTTGCTTGAATAGGAGCTTGTTTTCTAGCTTCTATTCTATCTTTAAATTGTGCAGAAATACCTGCAGCTTTAACAAAGTTATTCATTAATGCTTCGTCAATTCTTTTACCTTGAGCTGATGATTGAATCATTGCCAAGCCTAAACTGAATGCTGGGTTTGCCATTAATCCTTCAAAGCCCCCTTTGTTTTTCCAATTTCTTTCAAGTTGTTTAAGATCTAATCCAGCCCATTTAGCTAATGATGCACCATCAGCCATTGTAATATTTGCTCCTTGTGCATTTGGCTGTAATGCTCCTTGATTTTGTTGTGGTATAGGAATTGGACCACCTTGAGATTTTGTAATTTGTTGACCAATCATAGAAGGCATTTGAGCTTCTCCTTCTATGTCTCCAGCGTATCCTCCTAGTGTAGTAGGAGGTTTCATTCCCCATTTAAATATATCAAACATTCCTGCCATTATAATATTCCCCTGTCTAAATTATTTGTTTTTAAAAAATTGTAAAATGGACTATCATTTACTGCTGTCCATCCTATTGCACTAGGTGTTCCTAGTCTTTGTGCTACTCTTGATTTTGCAGCTGCATATTCTGTAGCTAAATTAAATGCATTACCTTGTCCACTCACAGTATTTTGTCCTAAAGATTGATACCAATTAGAAGCAACAGAATTACTTGGTTGTGTATTACCAGAAGCAATAAATTGTGTTTGGCTATTACTAGATGTATTTTGTACTGAATCTCCATCTCCGCTTTCATCTTGTGTATTATCAATACCAAAATCACTTTGTCTTACATTATTACTACCTAAAAATTCTGATACATTTTTACCAGTAGCCCATAAAATACTTAATGTTGGAGACCATTTAATAATATCAGGTCTAGCATCCCAATGTTCTTTCCAAGTTAAATTTTGTTTTACACTTGGATCATCTTTTGAAACAATAATACCTTCATCATTTCTAACATTTGGTCCTGGAGATTGTTCTCCAGTATTTGGATCAACAGTAATTAAACCTTTTTCAACAGCAAAATCTATATCTTTTTCTCTTTCTTGTTCAAGATCTTCAGTACCATCATATTGAGGATATTGAGTTTCTTTTACCCAATCTTGATAATGTTCTTGATCTAATTCAGTTTCTTGTTCACGATCTAATCCTTCATAACTACTTGCTGGTGGTGCAGAATAAGTTTCAGGTTCAGGTGCAGAAGGTGTATCTGAAAAAACAGATTCCAAATCATCTGATTCACTCCAATTTGTTTGATTAGAATCACCAGTCATTGTTGGATGACCTGTAGATCCTGCAGTTACATTATATGCATCTGATTCGTAATCTTGAAAATTTGCTGCTTCTGCTGCTGAGTCTCCAGCTGATCCGCCACTACTTCCTGACATTTATACTCCTTATATAATAATAGCTATAACTATAATAACACCAATACCAATAACTACTTTTTTATGATGTTCCCAATAGTGTTTTACTTCGTGTATTAATTTATCCATTATAATAATCCTCCTAATAATCCAAACCCAGCACCTAATAATGCTCCTGCTGGTCCGCCAGTTAATCCACCAATACTTAAAGCATTGCCTGCTAAATTGCCTAAAGCAGCTCCAGAGAGTGCTCCTCCAGCAGCTGTTCCTAAAGGATTAGCTCTAGGTGTAGTTTGTGTTGCTTGTTGTTGTGGCAACCCATAAGCAATTGGAGCTATAGTATTGTAATACTGAGCTAATGCTTGTTGTGGAGCCATTTGTTGTTGTCTAGAAATATCTTCAAGAGCTCCGCCTACAGCAGTTAAACTTGGCACAGCTTGTGCAGCACCTAATTGTCTAGCTCTTTCTCTTTCTAATGATTGGAATGCATAAGGCAAAGCCTTTTGTGCTACTTGACCTATTACAGCTTGTTGTGCCATAGGGCTTGTAGGTGTTCTACCCATTCCAGAAAATTGACCTGCAACATTAGAATATACATCTTGAGCAGCTTGACTAATCAAAGGAGATAAAAAAGGATTAGTGTAGTTACCCTGTATAGTGCCTAATATTTGCTGGTTAGCAGCGTTTGCCATTTGTTCTTGTGCTGCTATCCCTTCTAAAGTTTGTGTTGTTGGTGGCACGTATCCTGCTGCAGTTGGTCCTTGACCATATATTGTACCTGCTTCAGATATAATTTGACCTAATGCAGGTTCTGCTGCTCCATAAGGTTGTGCCGCTGTTGTTGTAGTAGCTGTTCCGCCACCACTTCCTCCGCCTCCGATTGACATATTATTTGTTCTCCTTTTTCTTTTCTAATAGTACGTGACTTTCCCTATAACCAAAAGGTTTCAGAATTTTCTTCCACCCAGGTCTAGCAACTAATTCGAGTAAATCGCAATTTTGTTGCCAAGCAAAGTCTTCTATGTGTTTAATTAAATGTTGCCATTTCTCACGATGTCTACCTGTCATAATTTTTATGTTTAGACATTTTTGTAATGGTCTTTGTATTATTTCAGTCACTACGACTCCATAATACTTGTTATTTTCTGCCTCAGGATCCCAAAGAATCCATAGTTGCATTTTCTTTTCGTTAATCCATTTTAGTATATGATCTGCTAAAGCATATCCATTAGATCTAGCTAATGCGTTTGCGATGTCAGCTTTTACTATACCCCAAGCCTTACTTACACTTTCTGGAGGTATATTAACTAATTGGATCATGAAATAACCAAGTAACTTATTCCTATATGTGTTGAATCTGTTGAGCTCATTGTTGCTTTTAATGCATCAGATTCTTCTAGGATTAAAGGTACTGATAATAATTCTACTGCAGTATTAGCTGAAAGTGTCTGTGTTCTTAAAATAGTATATTCAGCACTTGCAGAATTGTCTGCTACATCTAACGATATTGTAGGTGTATTAGAAGTATTATTAGTAACTCTAATAGATCTAATAACTACAGTTGTATCAGCAGCTGCAGTTAATAGAGTTGTTTCAGATGATGTAGCTAATGCTACACCTGTAAATTTATAATTATTTGCCATCTTTTTTAGTATTAGATTCTTTAGGAATATAAGTTAAAACTTGTCTTAACTTAC